CGATCAGTGGACACTTTGATGAACTGGCACACTCAGAAGTCCAGATAACCTTCAATGGCGTTATTGATAGATTCTGACAAACTTGCAGGAGGTTCAGTAACATCAAACTCACCTAGATTACATTCGTAATAGTCACCGAGTTTAAGTTCAATCATAGCACCGTCAGCACCATCTTGATAGAGTGATCTTGCTTTCTCATCTTCAACAATTACCACACGACGAGCAGTAAGATCAATTACCATCATGTAATCGAATGTTTTTATTTTCTTGAAATCTTCTACAGTTTTAGTTTCACTTAGAAAAGATTTGACCTTGAATTTTTTAGTAGCATGAACATCCTTTCTTTTGTAGAACAAATTCTTACCCATCTTTAGTTCTACTTTTTTATCACCAAAAAGAAAATCGTAACCAGTTTGATCAACACGGTCAAGATCAGAAAACTTTGCTATTGCTTTCTCTACGGCAGTAGCACGGGCAAAGTTATCAGCATTGGAGGAGAATCCTTTATCATTGTAAAGAGAATCGACCACACCAAAAATCTTACCCCAATCAGTTTTTGCTTCCAAAGAATCAATCAGGTGCATGGGTGGGTTCCTTTGACTCTTACAATATACATGAATCCACCACTCAAGTCAATGAGTAGTGGACAGTTTGTTTAACTGACACATTAACTAATCATCATTTGATTTTATGATTTGTTCCATTTGATCAAAAAATTCATCAGCATTTACCATATTATCAATAGTCTGAATCATTTCTGCGATTGCTTTATTAACAAATGGTTTTTCATTCCTTGCAGAAAATGCAAGTGCTTCTCTTAAATTGTATTCTGCTGAATCTAAAGATTCTTTTACTTGATCTGATAACGCCATTAGTCTTTTCTCCTAATAAAATTGATGTCTTCTTCTTCTCGTTCAAAATAGTCTTCAACACATTCGTCGGCAGTTCTATAATGTCCCCAACCAGTTGCAATATATTTACTACATGAATAAACGGGGTTCCCTCTATGATAATGTGTGAAAAATGCGGGCCAAACTACCATCGTCCCTGCTTTTGGTTGTACTCTAATACCTTGCCATAAAAATTCTGTTTCACCTTCACCTTTAGGTATGTCATTTAGATATAATAACCAGACCAAACATCTGTCAACCATATGTAAACTATCTATCTCACAATGCCAAATATGATAACCACCTCTAGGTAAAGTTTTTTGAATTTTAATATGATCTTGGTCAAAAGTTAAATCATTTTTTTTAACAACCCAGTATCGTTTTTGATAAAGATCATAACATTTTTGCACACCATCATTGACTAAATTAAAAATTTTTGTATCACCAGAATAATTTTTATCGTCATCATTACCGTCATCAAGAATAAAAAGTTGCTCATCATTTCTATGATGAATTGCTTCATCGTTGTCTATAATAGTTCGACCGTTAGATTGTTCAAAATAATCTATAATTTCTTTACATTGTAATTTAGTAAATACATTATCATAAACACCAATGAATGTAGTATCTTTCATATCAAACAATCCATGTAATTACCGAGAATCTAATTCCTTCGGTAACTGGAAGAATTTCATGTGGATACATGAAATTAGCTGGAAAAATTATAGCATCTCCAACATTTAACCTATAAATTAACTCTCTTTTGAAAAATCCGATTTCACCACCTTTATAATTATCATTCAATGCAAAAATTATAGTTAAAGCTCTAGGATTTTCTTTGAAAGAATCACTATGTTCAAGGAAAAAATCACCAACTTCATACTTTAACAGTTCATATCCACTATCTTCCTGCATTTCTAACAAGAAATCATCATTCTCAGATTGATATTTGTTAATTAACTTTGAAACTTTTTCAAATAGATACTCGTCAAGTTCATTTCTAGTCTCAGTATTTGCTTCATTTTTAATATGTTCGTCAGAAATATTGATAACATTACATTTCCTAGAACCTGGATCATATCCACTACCAGTTAATGTTGGTTCCCAAAAATTAGTATCTGCATATTCATTTAGTAATTCATCACAAAAATCTGGTTCAATCCAATTTTCAACATGCAGTATAAACTCATGCAAACTTTTATTTGAAAGTTTTGCATCTTTTACATCTTTTACCTCTTTTTTAGAAGTTGTTTCAACAAAATTCTTCTCATATTTTTTGTTGATAATTACTACTTCATCAAAATCAAAATATTCTTCTGACTTGGGTTCAATTTTAGGTTCTTTTTGTTTACTAAAAATTTTTGATTTTGAATCATCAAAATCAATATATTGCGACTCCGAATCAGAATCAACTATTTCAAGATTATTTTCATTAAATTCATTTAGTAATTCATCACATTCTTCCCATTTTCTTGGTATAATAAGTCTTCCCATTTGTTCATACTCCTTTTCTAAAAAATGATTCAATTTATGGTTTGATGGTAAATCACTGTCATTATCATGTTTATCAAAATAAACACTATTACAACATCCACGACTCCTAACATAATGTAAGAAAAACTGTGTATAATTATCTCCCTCAAAAGTATCTCTCCAATGTGGAGCAATGCAACCCAAGTATAGCATAGCATCACCTGGATTCAAATTTACACACTTATTTTTATTATTAGGTGTTTTTATCCAAATTGCCCAAGGTTTATCTCCACCAAGATGTAGAGTTAAAGATATTTCACATGCTGGACGATCTGTATGTTTTACTAATTCACTCCCATTATGATAAATTCTGGAGTAAACATAAGTTGGTAAAACAGTTTCACCTATAATTTCAGATACATGTGATGTTTTATTTGCTAAAAGTTCTAACGCAGGAAGATAATTATATATTGATGATGAATTAGGTGCCTGTTCATCACCGGAAAATTCAAAAACTTCATCTGTTAATTCAAATTCCGTCTTTAATTTTAATGCTTCTTTTTTGGTAATAAAATTTGGAACAACCAAATAGTTGTTCCTCAACAAATCAAGATTCATTCTTTTCCATTACCTCTTTTAGTTTTTTAAACCAAGCAGTTGCTTTTTCTACCGGAAAACTATTTGAATCTCTTTGATCATCTGTAAGAGATTGATAAAATTCCTCTGGATTAATTTCATCAAGGATGGATGAAACATCTTCAACTTCTTTAAGTTCAGATTTCCCTTCAATTTCTTTAAGACGAACGCGTTCTTCAATATCTCTATAGGTTCCTTCCCGCTCAGCAATGTAATCGTCGAATTTATCTTGTTGTTTTTTAATATAATCAGCTTCAAGTTCAGCAGTATCTTTTAATTGCCACTGATAGAATGTAAGTTCTGCATCATCTTTCATATCATACTTAAGTATTTCTTCTCTTTCTTGGATGTATGACAGTTCAATATTTTCCTTTTCTTTTTCTAGTTCATCTTCAAGAAGTTTGATTCGTTCAATTTCCAATCTTCTTTCATTCCGTAAACGAGTTTTTTCTAACTCCAATTCTTCAAATGCCAATTCCATACTTTGCTGTTCTAATTCATTTGCTGCCCTCATTATAGACATTGACTCTTCAGCATTAGCTTGTGACTTTTCTTTTAAAATTTTATCTTTTTCTGCATTTCTTTTGCCTTCTAATAATTGTTCATTGATTTCTTCACTTTCTTTTTCTAAAGTATCTCTATATTTTTGTATATAGTCGTTAAATTGTTTTTTTTCTTCGGCAAGATTTTCTTTCTGGGAATTAAAATCTTCTTCAAGTTTTTCTAAGTTTGCAAGAAAATCGGCCGATTTTTTTTTAAAAAACTCCTCTATCTTTGCATGTTCTTGTTGCTTAAGCAATTGATCTTTTTCAAACAATTCTTTATCATATTCTAGTTTAAGTTGTTGTTCAGTTACTTTTTTCTCTTCAAGAACATCACCTAATTCGGCAGCAATTTGCATATAATTTTGTCTAACTTCTTTATTTTGTAACTGAAGATCTTCTATCATTAAAATATTTTCTTCTTCTTGCATCTTATTAAGATCTGATTCTTTTATATCATTTGCTAATCTCTCTTCTTCTTCTAATATAGCCTCAAGTTCATTTTGCTCTGTAACAGTTAGAAATTTTTCAAAGAAAGACAAGTATGGTTGAACAATGGTATCAAATTCATCCTGACCAAAGGATTTATTGGGAAGAGGATCTTTACCAATTTCATCTTCATATTCAACTTCACCCATGCTATCTTTCCACTGAATAGCATGAATATGCTCATCTTCAAATTCCCACCTAATATCATTATCATCAAGATCTACAGTTTTTCCATCAACTACAATACGATTATCTTGTGGAATAATAGAAATTTTCATGGTCTTTCCTCTTCAGGTGGTAAAATGTTTTCTTCGTTATTATCTATGCCTTCTAAAGGTTCTATATATTGATCAACATTGACACCCTGTTGCTCGCACATATCAAGATACATGTTACCGACAGCATCCAACATATTCTGATTAGTTTCGTGTGCTTTAGTCATTTCATTACGGAAAGACTCAACAGCAGAACTTGTAGAACGTTGTTG